CACAGGAGGAAACACCATGCGAAGCAGACTTGATCCACAACCTATTTCAGGAAGAAGACGTGCGGAAGCGTTCGTCATATTCATCTTTCTGATTCCGATTCTACTACTGGTCTTATTGACAGGATGGATTGACCACAAAGGATGATTCGTACCTTCAATGGCATCAGATCATCAGACCAGCGAACGACATGCCTAACGACACAACCGACANAAGAAAGGCGCAGATGCTTGAAGCGCTTGAAGCATCACTTGGCATCGTCACCAGTGCATGTAAAGCTGTGGGCATTCATCGGTCAACGCANTACGACTGGATGCGCAGTGATGAAGCCTACCGAATGGCTGTGCGTGAAATAGATGATGTCGCAGTGGACTTCGCAGAAACACAGTTGCACAAGCTGATCAAGGAAGGCAACCCGGCGGCGAACATCTTCTTCTTGAAGACCAAAGGCAAGCATCGCGGCTACATCGAACGGACCGAAACAGAACACATCGGAGAACCACAGGTGGTCCATGTGATCTACGAAGACGTGTTGGATGAACCAGACGAAGATTAGTCTGAAATTGCCACGACCACATCGTGCGCAACGTCAAGTCCTTCGCGAAGCCAAACGATTCAACGTGCTTGCATGCGGTCGTCGTTGGGGCAAGACTACGATCGGTCTGGACATCATCATTCGCCATGCCATCGCAGGACAACCAGTCGCTTGGTTCGCGCCATACTACAAGTCCTTGTTGGACGTGTGGCGACAGGCGACGATCACGCTTGCGCCAATGATCAGCAAGAAGAACGCCAGCGAACGGCGCATCGAACTGATCGGTGGCGGCTTGATCGAATTCTGGTCACTGGAAGACATCGACGTGCACGTGGTCGCAAGTACAAGGCAGTCGTCATTGACGAAGCGGCGATGGTCCGTCATCTGAAAGACGCTTGGACAGCCGCCATCAGACCAACGCTTGCCGACCTTCAAGGTGAAGCATGGTTCTTGTCTACGCCCAAAGGACGCAACTTCTTCTGGCAACTNTTNCGCAAGGAAGGCGGCGACTGGATGCACTGGCAGATGTCATCATTCAGCAACCCGGCAATCCATCCGGACGAAATCCTTGCCATGAAGCAAGATCTTCCCGAACGGATCTACTTGCAGGAAATCGAAGCCGAATTCGTCGAAGATGGCGGCGGCGTGTTTCGCAAGGTTCGCGATGCCGTGCGCGAAGACATCAGCCGCACGCCAGACAGCCACATCGTCATCGGCGTGGACTGGGGCAAGCTGAATGACTTCACGGTCTTCACGGTCTTCGATGCGACACAAGGCGCAGTNCTGTCCATCGACCGATCGAACAAGGTTGACTACCACGTACAAGTTCAACGCTTGAAGGCACTGTGCGACAAGTGGAAGCCACGGGTCATCGTTGCCGAATCAAACAGCATGGGCGAACCGATCATTGAACAACTGCGGCGTGAAGGCTTACCAGTCCGACCGTTCTTGACGACAGCGTCATCAAAAGCAGAAGCGATCGAATCGTTATCTTTGGCGTTTGAACAAGGTTCAATCCAGATTCCCAACGACATTGTCTTGATCCAAGAATTGGAAGCATACGAAATGGAACGCCTACCATCGGGCAACATCCGATACAATGCGCCAGCTGGTATGCACGACGACATGGTGATGTCTTTGGCACTTGCATTTACACAAACGGCGACAAGACGATCATGGCTTTTCAACTGATAACGCCGACCAAAGGCATCAAGAACTTTCGTGCCGATTCCTTGATCGCTGAAATGTTGCACGGACAGGAAACGAACGCGAAGCACTTGACTATTGTCGAAGCGTATCGGGTCAATGGATTCTTGCGCGCTTGTGTGGACCTTCGTGCGGCGGCACTGGGCGGCATTCCGTACACGGTCATTGATGTCAACGATCGGGAAAACATCCTGTTTGATTCGGATGCCGACTACGACTTCCCGGAACAGCTTGGATTCATGACCGGCTGGTCCGACTTGATCTTCAAGACCGAAGCATCGTTGATCTTGGTCGGCGCGGCATACTGGTTGAAGGTCTACGACAACGGCAAGCTGATCACGCTTCAATGGATGTCGCCTAACACGGTCCAGCCACAGCACGACACGTCGGGCAAGGTCTACGCCTACAAGCGAACGGTCAATGGCAAGGAAGCCATGTTGGACGTCGAAGATGTCATTGCCATCTACCAGCAAGATCCACTGACGGAAGTCGGACCGGGCAGTGCCATCGGTTACGCGGCACGCACAGGCGCAGACGTTCTGCATTCCTTGCAGACCTACTTGGACAGCACGCTTGACAACGGTCTGTTGAAGGCAACGCTGATCGGCGTTCCGATGGGGACACCACGCGAAGAACGCGATCGAATCGAACGTGGCTGGCGTGGATGGTTCAGCGGCAAAGGCAATGCAGGCACAACGAAAGTCGTGGAAGCGGATGCCGTCAATGTCCAGACCATCGGCGAAGGCATCAAGGATCTTGGCAACCTTCAACTGTCACGCGAACAACGCGAACTGATCGCCGTCACGCTTGGCGTTCCTTTTTCGTTTGTCATCAGTGGCGCGGCGAACTTTGCGACGGCACAGCAGGACGATGTCAACTTCTACACGAAGACCATCTTGCCACAAGCGGACCGGATTGCGCATCGCATCAATGCAACGTTCCTTCGCGAACTGGGCGTTCGATTCAGCTTCGAACCGAAGCGACTGGAAGTGATGCAACGATACGAAGTGGAAAAGGCACAGTCGGTCGCACAGCTTACAGGCGGCGCGCCAGTCCTAACGGTCGACGAAGCACGTGCGCTTTTGGGTTACGGTCCAGTCCAGCAGGTCACCCCGGAAGTCACCCAGCAAGTCACCCAGCAAGTTACCGAAGAAGTGCAGGATGACACGCAGGCGATCGAATCGGAAATCCGTGCATGGCGACGCAAGGTCAAGTCACGCGGATCGGATGCGCCATTCAGTCCAGACCACATTCCCGATGACATCTACCACGTCATCAAGGCGCGCTTGCAGGACGGCGAAGACTACAAGTCGGCATTCAGTCCACCGTTCGATTTTTAGACGCCGACCTTCAACCCGAACACAGGTCGGCAGTCGTTCTTCACAAGATCGGGCTTCAACGCAAAGCAGGCAAAGCATTCACGCCAGCAGAACTGGACCGGGAATGGCGTGCCATTGACAGGCGCAAGCGTGTTGTCGAACGTGACGTCGAAGACAGCATCGCGTCAGCATTCAGACGCATCGAAGACAAGGTGATCGAACGTCTGCAATCATTGAAGGCAGAACTGTCGGTCGCGCAGATCTTTCGATACGAAGATGCGCTTGTGGAAATCGAACCAGCCATTCGGTCAGCCGTCCTTCAAGCATTATCCGAAGGATTGATTCGCGGTCAATCGCGTCTGGGCATTTCACAGGCACAGCGTGTGCGTGAACTGACGCCAGATGTCGTCGAAGAAATGATTAGGCGATCCAAATTTGTGAACGTGATACGAACCACAGAAGACCAAATCGCCAAAGCCATTGCACAGGTCGATTCGGGACTGGACAACCAGACCATGATCGAACGCATCACGGAACAGGTCAGAAAGACCTTCGAAGGCATACAGGCAAACAGGATTCCGACCATCGTTGCCACGACGGTCAATTCGGCGTTTGAAACGGGGCAAATGNGGGCTTTTCGAATATCTGGTGTCAACCAAAAGCAGTGGTTGTCACAGCGTGACGGTCGCGTGCGCGAATCGCATGACCTTGTNGATGGTCAGCAGGTCGNCATCAATCAGAACTTCGACGTGATGGGCGTTCCGCTTGAATTTCCGGGCGATCCAGTTGGACCACCAGAAGAAATCATTAACTGTCGTTGTACCATGATTCCCGTAGTCTAATGCCATATTCAATCAAAGAAGGACCGTGCCAGACAGCCGANGGAATCGGCGGTCAATATGCTGTGATCAAGGATGACGATGGCATGCAGATGGGCTGTCATCAAACACGCGAAGCCGCAGTGGACCAGATTGCGGCACTGGAAGCATCGGAGGAATTGAAGGTGTTGCCAGAAAGCTATCGACCGTC